TACTGAGAGGAGATGAAACTGTTGGAGAAATTGGGAAAACTGCTTGGAAAGCACTGTACAACAACACTCCTTATGTCAACTTTTGGGCTTCCAGAACAATTCTTGATTATGCAATCAACTACCAGATTCAGGAAATGCTACATCCAGGGGCATTAATGAGAATGCAGAATCGCTTCCAACGAGAAAACAACCAGAACTTCTTGCCTGGACTGTCTCCTGCTGAAGTCGTTCCGTATGGAGGATCTTTATGACGGTCTCAGTACTCCGGAATCAGGTTCAGTACACAGGGAACAATTCCACTACTCAATTTACTGTCAATTTCCCCTACACCGAGAAGTCTCAGGTTAAGGTCTATCTAGGTGGAACTCTTCAGACGATCACCACGCACTACACTCTGACAGATCCGGACAGCACAGGAACCGTTACTTTTGTGACTGCACCAGGAACCGGAGTGGTTGTTTCCTTTATCCGAGAGACCGACTTTCTCCAGACAGTGGACTACGCAAACAACGATATCCTAGATGCTGAAACTTTAGAAGCCGCATTCGACAAGCTCACGATGATGTGCCAGCAGGTAAAGAATCTTGCGGACAAGTCAGTCGGATTCGATGAAACAGTCAATGAGTCAGAAACAACCTCACTGAAATTAGCAGCAGGAACCGGAGATCTTGCCGGAAAGCTACTGGCTTTCGATGACTCTGGTAATTTCGTGACCACGCAAGAGATCGGGACTTTTAGAGGAAATTATGATGCTTATGCAGCTTATGTAGTCCGTGACCTAGTACGAGATGCCACGAATGACAATGTTTATTTCACAAAGGTAGATGCTCCTGTTGGAACAGCTTTAAGCAATACCAGTTACTTTGAACTTCTCGTAGACGTAGAGACGGTCAGGACACTGAAGGAAGCTGCAGAGACTGCAAAGACGGGAGCAGAAACAGCCGAGACCAATGCAGAAGCAGCACTGGCTTCTTTCCAGGGACAATACAAATCTTCGGCTACCGACCCATACGGTGGTTCTGCTGATGCTGGAGACCTCTGGTACGATGAGACCAATTCGATATTAAAGTACTACACAGGATCTGCTTTTGAACCTGTGACCACTTCGTTAGCGACTGTTACCGGAAATTATTTAACGATTTCCAATCAAGTGATTACGGCTGGAACTGTTCCGGTTTCCCTCGGTGGTACGGGTGCTACAACTGCTTCCGGGGCAAGGACAGCTTTAGGAGTCGATCCGGCAGGAACAGACAACAGCACTGACGTTACTCTCGCTACCGTCACAGGGAACTATCTCAGCCTATCAGGACAGCAGATTACAGCAGGTACGGTTCCCGTCACTCTCGGAGGTACTGGTTCGACTACAGCATCAGATGCACGGACAGCACTCGGTGTGGACCCAGCAGGAACAGACAACTCGACCAATGTCACGCTAGCAACAGTCACCTCTAATTATTTAACGATCTCAGGACAAGAAATTACTGCAGGGACAGTCCCTGTCTCTCTAGGGGGAACCGGAAGCACGACTGCTTCTGATGCAAGAACTGCTCTGGGGGTAGATCCGGCAGGAACGGATAATAGTACCAATGTGACGTTAGTCACCACTTCTCACGATTACCTCAGTCTATCTTCTCAGGCAATTACACTTGGTCCAATTGATCTGACTGCTGACGTTTCTGGGACTCTTCCCGTAGCTAACGGAGGAACTGGAGTTACTTCTTTAGCATCACTGAATGCTGCAGATCTGGGATCAAACAATGGGGTCACTGATGCCACGGATGGATATGTTCTGACTGCAGATGGCACAGGTGGAGTTGCGTGGGAAGCAGCAACGGGTGGTGGTGGATTAAGCGATATCGTCAGTGATACGAGTCCACAACTCGGTGGCAACCTGGATGTTAATGGCCAGTCGATTGTTTCGGCTTCTGCAGGGAACATCAGCATCACTCCCGATACTACGGGTAAGATCATCTTAGACGGACTTTCTTGGCCGACTAGTGACGGTTCCGCAGATCAAGTACTCAAGACGGATGGTGCTGGGAATCTGAGCTTTGTAAATCAGTCGGGTGGTGGTGGTGGGGGTCTATCAGATTTGGAACACGCAAACTCGATCAGCACTGCAGAAACGATCAGTTTAGGAAATCACAGATTTTACGTTGGGCCTATCTCTTTTTCAAACACGGTGACAATCGCAGGCAAACTGCTGGTCTTTGATGGGCTTTTAAACACCACAGGTACGATCAATACAACCGGAACCCTTCACGTTAGAGGTTAGGAATGGCAGGTGAAATTCAATTAAACTCGACTACGATGGCAACCGAGTCATCTGGTAGCATTACAGCAGAACTAGACACGATTAGGCCGAATACGACCAACGGTAGTCTGACGTTGCAGGGAGACAGTTCTAATGCTGGTGTGACGGGATTGACGATTGATTCCAGCGGCAATGCTACGTTTGCTCAGACGATTTCGGGAGGCACGATTGGCTCTGGGGTAGTGTTTCCTGCTGGGCATATTATTCAAACAGTCTCACAGAATTACGCCACCTACACGTTGTTCAGCTCTGCGACCTACGGAGCGATTGCAGACAATGAATTTGAAAAATCGATTACTACGTCCGTAGCTAATTCGCAAATCCTTGTAACTATTTTTTTATCAGGTGCTGGAACAACAGCAAACACACTTGCAGCATTGCAGTTGAAAATCACTGAATCTGTGACTTCATTAGACCAAAAATTAGATGATTTGATTGGCTATGCAACGGACACAACGAGTACAATGGCTAATCCAGCGACTTTAGTTTATTTACATGCTCCAACCCAGTCCAGTGGAACCACTCTAACGTATATCCCCAAATTTGCAGCCAGAAACAGTTATACAAACTCGGCTTTCATAAATAATCAACTGACTGCAAGTTATGGATGTGTGTTGCTTTTACAGGAGATTGCGCCATGAGAAATAGACTTGAGCCTAAAGCGATTCATCAGTTGTGTCCAAATGCTGTTTTTAATTGGTCGCAGGATGTTGGAATTTGGTTATGGGAATCAGTCGATTCACAACCAACAGAAGCACAGATCCAAGCAAAAATTGCAGAACTTCAAGCAGCAGAACCACTACGTTTACTAAGAGAACAACGCAACCAACTCCTAGCACAATCCGATTGGCGAATGGTAGCTGACTACCCAGGTACTAATCAGACCGAGTGGCAGACATATCGACAGGCTCTTCGGGACATCACAACGCAGACTCCTTCACTAGACGCAGACGGGAACCTAACGGGCATAACGTGGCCCACACCTCCTAACGATTAACAAGGCCGAGTACCATGCCAGCAGAAGCAACAGGAATAGTATCGATAATCAATGAGGTCGGAGTAGTGACTGCTGCCCTGTGCTTTTCTGCATGGCTTGTGGTCTATCTCCTCAAGGGGTTTGAGCGAGAGCGGACCCAGTGGTTGACCAAAGATGACCTCGCAGACCAGGAATTACGACTCTTGATGAAGGAGTCCAATCAGGCACTAACTGGTGTTTTAAAAGAAACGAACAGTACACTACTGGAAATGAAAATCGCAATTACCAAACTAGAGGAGTCGATCAATAAAGGGACTCGGTGAAACTCCTGCTTCCCCTGTTGCTCCTCAGTACGACAGCAGTTGCTACAGAATTGGATTACAAAACCCACTATCTGTTTCTTTGGACAGGCAAGTGTACGAGCAGGATGATTCCGACTTACGAATCCAAGGGAATGCCGTGGAACTTTGCGTTCAGTATGGCTAGTCAAGGATGCAGTTGTGTCATCGATAAGTTCCGAGAGAACTATACTCATGACCAGTTGCTGGCCCTTAGTGATTTAGAACGAGAAGAACAGTCTCTCTACTATGCCCAGGTCTGTGGTGGAATTACTCAGGAGATGTAAATGGAAGAATTATTTAACCTCGCTTTAGAAACCGGATTTCTGGAAATGGGTCTGGTTGCCCTCGGTGCTCCAGCAGGATTGGTGATGGGAATCAAAATGTTCAAACGGATGAAGAAATGATCGAAACTCGGAACTTCAAACATAGAGAACTCAGTTGTAATTGCTGTGGTGGAAATCAGATGAACGTGGCTTTTTTAGAAAAACTACAATTGATCCGAGATGAATATCAGCAACCGATGGTCATTAGTTCTGCCTACAGATGTCCACGTTATAACGATGAGATTTCATCCACTGGACCCACTGGACCACATACCACAGGAAGAGCCGTAGACATTCTGATATACGGTCAGGAAGCCTATGAACTCATGAAACTTTGTTTGAAGTACGGAATGACCGGACTCGGATTTAAGATGGCTGGACCGAGGAGTACTAGGTTCCTTCATTGTGATGATTTAAATAACACCTCAAAATCTCCCCGTCCCTGGATCTGGTCTTACTGATCTTTCTGTACTAGCTGTAACAGTTTATCTATCTTTTCCTCTAACGACTGAAAATCCGTGTGTCGCAGGTTCGATTCCCGCTCTGGCCACTTCATCGTTTTTGTAACATCCTCTGTATCCTCTCTGTAAATTCCTAACGAATTCACCAATTCTTGTAGCGGCAAATGAGTCGTATTCAGATAGAGTTCTGTGGTCGACAAACGTTCATGTCGTAGCAGATGTTGCACGTGTACCGGATTCATATTTCCGGACAATAGTTCAGTTGCAACAGAAGCTCTATAACCATGGAGTGGTTTCGGTCCATCTAAATCAATAGACTTCTGAAACTTTCTCATCGAATACGTCAAATGACTCAGTTCTTTGAAATGGTGATCCAAGTAATTAGTTTCCCCCTCATGTTTTTCGATCTGTAAAAACTCCAGTAGCTTCGGATGTATCGGGAGAATGGAGTCTTGTTTATTCTTTGTTGTCCAATCCTCTTTTCCTTCGATACGGATTCCAGGTCCGATATCTGACCAGTTCAAATGAAACAGTTCTCCTGCCCTCATTCCGGTATATCTGAGCATGTAATGAGTTCTCCGAAGAATTTGATATCTGCGTGATCGTTGTGCTCTATGGTTGAGAATGGTTTCGATGATCTTTAGTTGATGAGTTGTCCAGACCTTCGGGATCTTCTTGTTCACTTTCAGCATCGGCACATGGAATTTCTGATGATTCAGATATTTATGACACCAGTTCAGATAAGCCTTCAGTGATCGTAAATGAGAATTGATTGACCCATCGGATAGACCTTCGGACCGCAGATGATCGACAAAGTCCTTAAAAGTTTCGTAAGTAATGGAATCGGATGTCGAGAAGGCTTGCCATCGGGCTAATTGAGGTCGATAGGTATCAACAGTTCTCTGAGAACGATAGGTCCGTAGATAGTCGATATATTGATCAATCATAGTGCTTTCACCAATCTGACTACTCTTCCAACGATGCTGAACCCGTCACTATCATCAGCCGTAATCGTGAGATCTTTGTAGATCGGATTATCCGAAACGATTCTGTATTCATCCTGAGCAACCCGTTGAACTCTCTTTACATGTAACGATTCCCAGAGTCTCAGAACATAGACTCCGTCACCGAGAAAGCCACTGTTCATATGAACGAGAATCGTATCTCCGGAACCCATCAGTGGAGACATGCTGTCACCGACTACCGTGATGAAGGCTAAATTGCTATCCGGCAACTTTGGTAGCCACTCGGTAATCACAGAGATTGTTTCTCCGTTTTCATCGGTAGTCAGCGTTCCTGCTCCTCCACTAGCTTCGGTATCAAATTTTCGGATCAGCCGATAGTTATCATCTCTGATCACTTCTTCCGTTTTGACCTCATCTATATTTCCAAAGACCTGTTCTATCTTGCTCAGAAAGTAGGATGAATCCTGTTTCCCTTGAAGAACTCGGTTCACTTTAGATCGATCCCATCCAATGGCATCTGCTATCTCCTGCTGAGAATATCCCTGGGATTTCCGCCACAGATCAAAATTTTCTGATATTTTTTGCACTTTATTGTTGACTCGTTTAATCATTTCTGATCAGATATGCACTCTGCTGCATCAGAGTGAACGGTTAACGGTTAGAACATGGAGTGAAATGCAAGATACCAACCTTCTGAATACCACTCAGGCCGCAAAGGCTCTTGGGGTCAGTGTCGATCAGATCCGGAGAATGATCAGTAATGGTCAGATCAAAAGCATCCAGACCCACGATAGATCCCCCCATTTAATCCCCACTGCAGAAATCCTCCGCAACACAGTGATCAAACCGAGAAGTTCAAGAATGAGCTTCGATGAATACTGTGAACTAGATGGGCTGAATGCGTCTTTGATCAAAAGACTGAACAAGTCTCTGAACCATTACCTCTCTACTCCGTCAGATCCGTCTCCAGCGATGGCAAAGGGAGTAGCGATCCACGATTCCATTGAACTGCGGTTAGCCGGAAAATCTTTCGGTGACAAGTACGTGATAGCGCCCAATGTGGACAGAAGGACGAAAGCAGGACGGGAGGAATACGATCAGTTTGTAGCAGAAGAAAAAAGAACGGTACTCAAGAAAGAAGACTACGAAGACGTAGTCCTGATGACCGAGTCTGTTTTCAGACATCCTGAGTTCTGGAGAATCATTCCGAATGCTCAAGTAGAACAGGTGATCACCTGGGAAGAAAACGGTATCCGAGCAAAAGCGAGACTTGATTACAGTGACGAGTCACAGCACCTCGTAGTGGATCTGAAGAGTGCTCAGGATGCTTCACCATACGGATTCAAAAAAGCAGTCACACGTTATCAATACGACATTCAAGCCAACTGGTATCGAAGAGCCTATCAATCTGTTTCCGGTCACTATCCGGAGTTTTTATTTTTAGTAGTCGAAAACGCAGCACCGTACAACGTAGCTCTTTACAAACTATCCGATGAACTGATGCACAACGCAGAATTCAAGATCAATCAAGCAGTCGAATTATACAAACAGTATCTCTCCGGAGAGATCTATAGCCAGGGATACCATGAGGACGTAATGGAGTTGTCATGATCAAAAATTGTCAATTTTGTAAGAGAGAATTTGAGACCGGAGGAAA